GTTAGGTCTTACTGCAAGTGTCTTTGATGGGACCGCAGACGAAAAAGTGATGCTCAATTACTACAATCGAACTATCGAGCCGATCCTTTCTGCGATTGCCGATGAAATGAAACGAAAGTTTCTTACACCAAATGCTCGTACAAGAGGTCAGTCCATTGCGTTCTTTAGAGATCCGTTTAGACTTGTACCTATCAATGATCTTGCTGAACTGGCAGACAAATTTACCAGAAATGAGATTATGACTTCAAACGAGATTCGTCAGATTATCGGAATGAAACCTTCCGACGACCCTAAAGCTGATGAGCTTATTAATTCAAACAATAGAAAGTTTGAGGATTCCGGTCAGGCTATGACTTCAGAAGAAGAAATCCCTCCGGAAGAACAGGAGCCAGCTCAGGATGATTACGAGCAAATGTAGAATACGCAAGAAAGGAGTTGAAAATTCAAAATGGTAGAAACTTTTGATTTTGCCGGTTATGTAACCAAGAACAACATTAAGTGTTCAGACGGTAGAACTATCAGGTCAGGAGCATTCAAGCATCAGGATGGAGAAGTTGTGCCCCTTTTGTATATGCATGACCACTTTGACCCCACGAACATTCTTGGACATGTTGTTTTGGAACATCGTAACGATGGCCTTTATGGCTATGGTAAGTTTAATAATTCTGCAAAGGCACAGCATTGCAAAGAAGCTATTTCGGCAGGTGATGTAGCAGCTCTTTCTATTAATGCTGGGCATTTAAAGCAAAACAGTAATAAAGATGTACTTCATGGTGTCATTAATGAAGTGAGTCTTGTTCTCAGGGGAGCTAATCCCGGAGCTTACATCGAGACTGTATCTCATGGAGATACTCGTGAAGGAACAGTTTACTGTATTACATACACAGATTTTGAAGAAGATGTGACTCTTGAGCACGACGATTTTATTCCGGATGAAAAGAATGTAATTAACGATGTTATTGAGCACGCAGATGAAGAAAAAGAGGAGGAACCGAAAGTGGCTGAACCTAAAAACGCTCCGGATAACGAAGTGGTAGATGTAAAAGCATGGTACGAAGGACTTTCAGAGGAAGATAGAGAGAATGTAGATCTTCTGGTTGGTTTAGTTCTTGACAACGAGAGTGCTGGTAATGACACAGCAGAACATTATGATGATGGAGGATACGACGAAATGGGAAGATACAACGTATTTGAAAACAACGGAGAAACTCTGGAGCACGGTATTGATTTCAATGAGATGATCAGAGATGCAAAAAGACTCGGCTCTTTAAAGGACGCATTCCTGGAGCATTCCGATATGCTTATGCATGGCGAGGATGATAATCTTACAAATCCTGGCATTACCGGACTTACTTATGGTGTAGGTAACATTGACTACCTGTTCCCGGATGCCAGAGCTCTTACTAATACTCCAGAGTTTATTCAGAGAGAGCAGGATTGGGTAAAGGTCGTAATGAACGGAACTCATCATTCTCCGTTTAGCCGAATTAAGTCTCTGTTCGCTGATATTACAATGGATGAGGCTCGTGCAAGAGGTTATCTGAAGGGCCAGCCGAAGCAGGAAGAGGTATTTGGTCTTTTAAAGAGAACTACCGGCCCTACCACTGTTTATAAGAAACAGAAGATGGATAAGAACGACATTATTGATATTACAGATTTCGACGTTGTTGCTTGGATCAAAGCTGAGATGAGATTGATGCTTGATGAGGAGCTTGCTCGTGCAGTTCTGATCGGAGATGGTAGAAGCTCTGCTTCTGATGATAAGATTGATGAGCTTTGTATCCGTCCTATCTATACAGATACCGATCACGATTTCTTTGCATTCCGTGTAACTGTTCCTCGTGGAGCAGATGAGGATGCTACTTCTAAGAACTTCATCCGCAAAGCTGTTAAGTCCAGAAAAGATTACAAAGGCTCCGGTAATCCTACACTGTTTACCACAGAGGATGTTCTTACTGATATGCTCCTGCTTGAAGACGACATCGGACATAAGCTGTATAAGACTGAGGCAGAACTTGCTACAGCTCTTCGTGTATCTAAGATCGTTACCGTTCCGGTTATGGAGAACATTTCTACAGACGGTAAAGAGCTTATGGGTATCATCGTTAACCTGAGTGATTACAACATTGGTGCTGATAAGGGCGGTGCTGTATCTATGTTTGAAGACTTTGACATTGATTACAACCAGGAGAAATACCTGATCGAGACCAGATGCTCCGGAGCTCTTACTAAGCCTAAGAGTGCTATTATCTTAGAGAAAGCTGTAGCTGGAAACTAGGAGGTACATTGCCATGACTATTAAAGATGCTATGAAGAAATTCGTAGTAGGTAAAGGAGGTACCACATCTCTTAAGTCTACAACGGATTTACATGATGAGATTAATCAGGAGATGGGCGAGCTTATTAACCCGTTAATGGCTCTTACTGTAGACACAGATGTTGCAGATGATACGGATCTTCTTGGAAAGACCATTGGAGATCTTCAGGAAAACGTTCATGTTTATAGAGAGTCTGTAGAAGGAACGTTGTTCTTTGTTGATGATTATACTGGCTTTTCTGGCGATCCAAAGGAGCAGGTTGGGCATTTTATTGTACTACATGCCACCGTTCCTGGAGAGTCTGGGTATACTATTACAGTTAAATCCCCTACCGGTAAAACTGTAACTCTTGACTCTGATGGAATTCTTGTTCTTCACGTTTTAGACAAGCATGGTGTTGTATCATTTACAGCATCCAAAGACGGCGAGGAGTCTTATACAAGGACGTTTGATCTTAGTCGTCTTAATTATTCAAAATAGGACTATAATATGAAATATTACGGAAAAATTGGTTTTGCTGATACGGTTGAAACGTCTCCGGATGTATGGAAAGAAACTATTGTAGAGTATCCATACTCCGGGGACGTTCTCAATTTTGGGCGAAGTATATCTGCGGGGTCAGAGATTAACGACGCTCTGTCAGTTCAGACAAAGATTTCCATAGTTGCTGACCCTTATGCTCGGAAACACTTCTTCAAGATGAAATACATTGTTTGGCAGGATGTCAAATGGAAAGTCAGTAATGTTGAAGTTGGGTTTCCGAGGCTTATTTTGACGTTGGGAGGTTTGTACAATGAGTCAGACCAGGAGAATTGAACTTGGTAATATTCTAAAGTCTATCCTAGGAAATACCAATACTTATTTTCAGCCTCCTGAAAATACGAAACTCAAATACCCGTGTTGTATTTATGAATTAAGTGGGTATGATGAGAAACGTGCTAATAACAAATTGTATGGCTACATTAAACGTTATCAGGTTACGTTCATAAGTGATGACGTTGACAACGATTATTACGAAAAGATTATGGCCACTATACCTATGTGCAGATTTGATCGAAGGTTCATAGTGGACAATCTTTATCACGATGTATTTAGTATTTACTATTAAGGAGGTATTATACTATGGGAGCAGGAAGAATCACATGGGATGCTGATACCGAACGCTATTATGAAACTGGTGTCGACCGGGGTGTTCTTTATGTAAAAGGTGACAGTGGATATGGTGAAGGAGTAGGCTGGGACGGCCTTGAAAACTTTACGGAGAGTCCTTCCGGAGCTGAAGAAACAGAATTATGGGCAAATAATGCTAAGTACGGTTCTCTTAGATCTGCTGAGAAATACGGATGTACCATCGAAGCATATCAGTGCCCGAGAGAATTCTATCCTTGTAACGGAGTCAAAGTTGTAAACGGAGTTATGGTTGGTCAGCAGGAAAGATCTGCATTTGGTATGACATATCGTACCAAGGTCGGTAACGATGTTTCCGCAGATGCTGGTTATATTATTCATATTGTATATGGACTTACAGTTTCTCCTTCTGAGAGGGCTTACCAGACAATTAATGATTCTCCGGAGGCAGCGAGCTTTTCCTGGGAAGCATCCAGCACGCCTGTAAATGTAACAATTGATGACGACGTGAAGAAGACGTCGTCTATTGAGATTGATACAAGAACTCTTTCCGGTGGAATGGAGGATCCTAAACTCAAAACTCTTGAAAACATGCTTTATGGTACTGATGCCACAACAGGCACCAACGCTGCGGAAGCTACATCCCCGACATTGCCGACACCTGATCAGGTTATTGCAATGTTTGCGTAAACTAAATTAGAGGAGGAACCCTATGCATTCATTAACAATCAAATACGAGGACTGGGACGGTAATCCTAGAGAAAAAACTTGTTACTTTAACATTTCGAAATCTGAAGCGATGAAAATGCAGATGTCATCTTCTGGAGGTCTTGTCGGCTATCTTAAAAAGATTATCGAAGACCAGGATTGGCCTAAGATGAGTGACTACTTTGAGAAGTTTCTGTTGTTTGCTTATGGAGAAAAGTCAGTTGATGGCGAAACTTTTATGAAATCGGAAGAGATTTCTAATCGATTCAAAGCTACCAGATGCTATGACGAGCTCTATACAAGGCTTACAACAGATGCCGATTTTGCGTCTAAATTCTTTAATGCCGTTGTACCTCAGAATTTGCCATCGGCAGAGGCACCAACATCCGAAAACCTGAACAGTCCTTTTAGTATTGTAGATTAAACAGCGAGGTGAAAGAGTGCTCCAAATAGAGTTGAAAGACAGGGAGTTTTATGACGAACGCTCCAACAAATTCTTTACGATAAAAGGTAGAAAGCTCACATTGGAGCATTCTTTAATCTCCATTTCAAAATGGGAGGCACATTACAAAAAGTTTTTCTTTTCCAGAGAACCACGAACTCCTGAAGAAAGTCGTTATTACGTCAAATGCATGACTATTACACAAAACGTGCCTCCTGAAACGTATTATTTAGTTACGGACGAAGTCATAGAGAAAGTTAATGAATACATTAACGATCCTATGACTGCAACGACTATAAAATTAACAAAGGGAAAACATAATGGCGAACAGGTATCATCCGAATTGATTTACTATTGGATGATAGAGTTCGGTATCCCTTTTAAATGTGAAAAGTGGCATTTCGGAAGGCTTTGGGCATTGATAGCCATATGCAGTGAAAAGCAAAAGCCTGCTAGGAAGATGAGCAGGAGTAAGTCTTTAAAGGATATGGTATCAATGAATGAAAGTCGACTTAGAAAATTAAAGAAATGATTACTATAAAAGCTAAAGGCAATTTTGAAAAGACTACTGAATATTTTAGAAAGCTTTCAAACGCTGCCAAAATGGAAAAACTTGAACAATATGGGCAAAAGGGCGTTGAAATATTACGATCAGCAACGCCTGTAGATACCGGAATAACAGCTGATTCATGGGACTATGTAGTCGAACGAAATGGCGATCGAGCTTCAATTACATGGATCAATAGTAATGTAAATGCTGGAACAAACATTGCTGTTATTATTCAATATGGTCATGGAACAGGTACCGGTGGCTATGTGTCGGGAACAGACTATGTCAATCCCGGTATGAAAGCATTGCTTGATGAAATACAGAACGATTTAGGGAAGGAGGTTAAACCGTGAGTAACATAGAACAAAATGTTGTTCAAATGATGTTTGACAATTCGAATTTCGAGAAGAATATACAAACGAGTATGTTAAGTCTCGATAATTTGAAAGCTAGTTTGAACTTAGGTAATGCTGCAAGTGGTTTAGCTTCTTCTATTCAAACAATTTCCGGTAGATTCTCTACAATGGGGATCATTGGCGTTACGGCATTACAAAACATTACTAATAGTGCCATTAATACCGGAAAGAGAATGCTTGCTTCGTTGACAATAGATCCTGTTAAAACCGGTTTGTCAGAGTATGAAGAGAAGATTAATTCTATTCAGACAATTTTAATGGGCGCCAAGAATGCCGATGGCACAGCCGTAAGCCTCGAACAGGTAAAGGATAAGCTCGAAGAGTTAAATACTTACTCGGATAAAACTATATATTCTTTTAAGGATATGACTTCCAACATCGGTAAGTTTACCAATGCTGGTGTAGACCTTGACACAGCTGTCAAAGCTATTCAGGGTGTCGCCAATGTTGCAGCGGTTTCAGGTGCGAACGCTCAGCAGGCTTCTCATGCGATGTATAACTTTTCACAGGCATTGTCTGCTGGTTACGTAAAATTAATTGACTGGAAATCTATTGAGAATGCCGGAATGGCTACCCAGGAATTTAAACAGCAATTATTGGATTCTGCGGTGGCAGCGGGAACGGTTAAAAAGACTGCTGACGGTATGTATGAGGTCCTTACCAAAAATGGGCAGGGCGCAAGCATGAAAGAAACCATTAATGCCACAAAGAACTTCAATGACTCTTTGGGGTATCAATGGATGACTACTGAGGTATTGACTAGCACTCTTTCCAAGTATACTGATGAAACAACGGCGATTGGTAAAAAAGCGTTTGAGGCTGCTACTGAAGTAAAGACTTTTACCCAATTGCTTGACACTCTTAGAGAGGCTGCTCAGTCTGGCTGGGCTCTGACATGGGAATACATCATTGGTGATTTTAACGAAGCCAAAAAGCTA